CGGCCCTGGCGCATGGACGTGGCGGTCACGTCCAGGATCTCGACGCCCCACCAGCGCTCGTAGGGCGTCTCGGAGGCAAACGCCAGCGTCGCCGTGCGCGCCTCCTCGTCAATCGCCTGGCGCTCGACCAGCAGCGCGCGCTCGGCGCGGCCCTTGTCCAGGTGCCGGGCCAGGCCGTTGGGGATGTGGGGCTTGTTCATGCCGCCATTGCACCGGCGGTGGCATTGCATGCGCTACGTGAGCGATGCAAAAAACACCCGCCGGGTGGCGGGTGAAGTTCCGTCTCAACCACAATGGAATGGGTCAGCCGGCCGGCTCCGCCGCCGGCGCATTGGCCCCCGGCAGCCCGTCGTAGGCGTGCAGCGTGACGCCGTAGCTGTCGGCCAAGTCCTGCGCGGCCTTGATCGCGGCCAGCGTTTCCTCGAAGTCGTAGCCCATGGCCGCGGCCAAGTCCTGCGGCGACATCAGGCCGGCCTTTACCTTCAGGATGTTGGCCTCGGTGTCGGCCTTGGGGTCCACCCAATCCCAGCGGCGCGCCTGCCATTCGTGGCGGCTGAACTTGTCGAACTTGCCCGCGGGCAGCGCGCTGCCGTTGGGCATGGTGATCGCGCCCATCAGCAGCGCCATCTGCAGCCAGTCGCGGAACACCGGCTCCATGAACGCGCTGATGAACCACTCCTGGTCGGCCATCCAGCGGTCGCGCTCCTCCAGCGTGCCGCTGCGGATCGAGCTGAACGACACGCCCTCCAAATCGTTGGCCAGGCTGTGGTACGACACGCCCCAGCCCGACGCGATGCGCTGCAGGGTGGTCTTGACGAAGGGCGCGAAGTTCGTCTCTGGGTACTTGCTGTCGTAGGGCTGGAACGACACACCAGCCGGCAGCGTGTCAAACGTGCCCGGCTGGCTGGTCACAATCGGCTGGCCGCTGTCGTCCAGCCCACCGATGGGCGCCTGCCCGTCGGGCGTCGTGAAAAATCCGTAGTGGTTGGCGCCGTGCTCGGCCGCCAGTAGCGCGGCAAGCTTGAAGTTGCCCAGGTGGTGCAGGCTCAGCATGCCCGGCGCCATCCAGGGGATGCCGCGCAGCTGCTCGGCCCGCTCCACCTTGAAGCCGTGGATCACCTCGTCCATCGGCAACCGCACGCGCTGGCGGTTGCTGTGGATGCCGTCGTTGGGGTGAGCTGCAAAAATGTGCAGCGCCACCGGGCGGAGGTAGGCGTCCACCTCCACGCCCATGATCACCGCGTTGGCGCCATGCCGGCCGTTGTAGGTGGTGTCGATGCGGTCCACGTCGATCAGCTGCAGCGCGTAGCCGAAGCGGTTGCCCGCCTCGGCGCCGCGCACCCGGCGCACCAGGAACTCGCCGTCGCTGGGCATCCCGCCCACCAGCGTCTCGCACAGGTCGCGCAGCGTTTGCCGGCCGGTCACATCGCACTGGCGCGACCACTCGCGCCAGGCCTGCTCAATGGCCGCGTTGGCCAGGCGGTCTGGCTGGCCGGGCCGATCCTCTACGCGCATCTGCAGGCGGATGCCGCTCGGGCCGATGATGTTGTCCTCGACCATGGCACGGAACTTGCGCGCGTAGTCGTTGTTGTTGACCAGCTCGCGCGCGCGGTGGCGCAGTCGGTCCAGGTCGCCGCGCAGCTCCTCGTTGAGGCTCTGCGTCGTGGCCAGCCAGTCGGCCGTCAGGCGGTCGATGCGCGCGGCCTGGAAGCGGCGCACCTGGGCGCCACGCGCCGGCGCCCCGCGCGAAAACATCCCGCGCACGCGGTCCATCAGCTTCATGCGCCAAACCTCACAAGGACGCGCCGCCGATCAGGCAGGCCCGCCGCCAGCCGCTCGGCCTGCTCCTCGCGCAGAACCTCCAGGCGCAGGCGGTCGCGGTGCGCCCACAGCTCCGTCAGCGTGTGGCGGCGCAGCTGCCGGCCGGCAATCTCGTACTGCGCGGCGCTGATGTTGTTGGGATCGGCCAGATAGGCCTCCACGGCCTCCAGCGCTTTGCGGGCGCTGCTGCGCGTGTCCAGCGTCAAGGCACCGAACGACGGCTTTACCGTCATGCGGCCTTCGCCCACGGTGTAGACCTCGCCCGCCTTGCTCACCTGCGCGCGCCAGGCGTAGTCGCCAGCGGTCCAGCCGGCCGACGTCGCGGCCGGCACGCTCACCAGGTGGTCGTCGCCCTGCGCGCTGGCCGTGATCGTGATCTTGCCAGCCGCATTCAGCAGCGTGTAGGTCAATATCCAGCCCGCGCTGGCCGGGTAGTCGGCCAACGCGCGACGCCAGCGCACGGTGTCGCCGGCGTTGACGGCTGCGGGTTCAGTGGTCGGAATATCGGCCATGGTCTGCTCCGATCATCAGCGCGCAGCGCTTGCATGCGCTACGTGAGCGATGCAATGCCGTCATCCTTCAGAAAGCCAATCTCAGGCGACTCTTTGCGCAGCGCGTAATACTCCACCTGCACCTTGGCGGACGCGATCATTTTGCCCGCCAGGTTGGCAAGCTCTGCCGCCTCGCCGGGTTTGATTTCGCCCGCCTTCAGTTGGGCGAATACCTGCGCCAGTTCGGCGCGGAGTTCAGATGCTGTGTTCACGGATGTACCTCTTGATCTTCAGCAGTTCGCGCTGGGCCTCGACCAGCGGCTGCGGGATGTCTTTGCTGCGCAGCCCCATTTCCTGCGCCAGCATCCGGCGCACGTAGGCATCGCTGAGCTTGGCGCGCTGGCGGGCCATGTTTTCCCGGCACACGTCGCGGCGCTTGTCCGGGTTGGCCTTCGTCCACTGCGCAGCGCGGGCCTTCACCGACTCGGCGTTGGCCGCGTACCACTGGCGGTAGTACGCCTTCATCTCGGGCCGCTGGTACGGCTTGACCGTCTGCGCGGCGTACCACGCACGGCGGCGCGAGTTCTCGCACTCACGGCACGCGCTGCGGGTGCCGCGGTATGCGTCCAGCGGCTTGGATTGGGTGCAGACGCGGCAGGTTTTCATTCCTGCCTCTCCAAGCTGGCCGCGCATACCGGGCAGACGTAGGTGACGGCGCAATTTGACTGCTCTGCCAGCGCCTGCTGCGAAGCGGCTCTCAGTTTCTCGGTCATTGCGTCACACTCCATTGACAATGCGCCAGATCTGCGCGGGGCTCAGGCCGTAGCGGCGCGCCAGCAGGCCGATGCGCTCGCCGTTGCGGTAGTCGCGCCGGATGCTGTCGTTGCGCGACGCGCGGCCGTCGCCGGCGCGGCGCGGCACATAGACCTGGCTGCCGCCGAACAGCTCGCGCACGTGGCGCTCGGCCGCCTCGCGCACCGCGGCCGAGAAGCCGGGCGCTATAGCCATCACCACGCGCAGCGTGTAATCCACCACATCGTCGGTGTGCTCCACCCTGGCCAGGACGGCGGACAGGTCGGGCGGCTGCGGGGCGGTTTTGCCGGTGTCGGCTGCGGTTTGTCGGGCTTTGGTCACCATGATCGCGTGGGTTGAATCGGCCGCCTGGCGGGCCTTTGGAACAGGGGATTGGGCTTGGGCGCGGTCTGCAGTGCAGGCGTGCTGTCACTGGCCGCGCTCTGCAGTGCGGATTCGGGGGCGGCGGCATCGCTGGCCACCGGCCGGGCGTCGTCGTCTGGGGCCTGCAGGTCGGCGGCCACCGGCGCGGCTGCGAACAGGTCGCGCACGCGCGGCGCCACGCGGTCCTCCAGGCGCTGCCACTGAATCTCGGTGTAGCGCTCAATGCCGGCCCACACCGCGGCCGCGTAGGCGTACACCGCGCAGTCCAGCGCCTCGTTGCGCTTGCCGTTGGGCTTGACCCACTCCATGCGCGCGTGGCCCTTGACGTACTTGGTCACCAGGCGCTCGGCGGTCAGCTGCTCGAACTCGTCCGTGGTGGCCAGCGCCTTGGGCAGGTGGATATAGCCCGGACCCGGCACCGACTGGCGCAGCCGCCCGTAGATCACACCCTTGACGACGTCCGTGCCCACCAACCACAGCTTCAGGCCGCGCGGGATGCGCTGGCCGCGCCAGGTCACTTCCACGTCGGTGGGCTTACTGAGCACCGCCTTGCCGCGCGTGCTGCTGCCTTTGACCGCCAGCACGTTGGCGTGCTGGTGCGCCCGCACGTAGGCGTAGACCTGCTGGGTGTGGTGGCCGCCGGTGTCGATGGCGCAGGCCGCCACCAGCAGCTGCGAGCCACTCGCGTGCAGCAGCGGCGTGCGGCGGCGCTCGGTCAGCTGCGTCCACACGCTGCCCGGCAGCCCTTCCTCGATGGCCGGGTCGCCGTAGATCAGCTCGCGCTGCACCAGCCAGCTCTCCTGGCCGCGGCCCCAGGCCCACACGCGGTATTCGATGCGGTCGGCCTGCACGTCCACGCCCATGGTCAGCAGCAGACCGCCGTGCGGCACCGTGCCCAGCGGGTAGTCCTCGGCGCGGCGCGCCAGCTCGTGCCCGGCCACCTTGTCGCCTTGCTCCTCCCAGGTTTCGGCCAGCACCGTATTGGTGAAGGTCTTGAGCCGTGACAC